TGGCTTCTACATTGGAAATGTGGAAGGTCAACGTATCTAGTTGACCGAGAGTTGCTTTTTGCAACGTCATTAACTGTGTTAATGCCATAAGTTTAAGTTTAACTGGTTAAACGAGGGGGTATTCCCCCGCCAAACTTATGGTGGGGTAGCTTGGTTGGGCGGGTCCTCACAACCTCTAACATAGTGGTCACCAATAGGGGGGTCTATATATAGGTGTATAGAAGGGGGGGGTTTATTAACAAATGTGTAAAAATAAAAAATAGAAACTTGGATAATTATATTTAAATTTGTTAAGTTTAAACTTATTAAGTATATTGTAATATAAACCAAACAACAATGATACACGTATGCAACATACACTGCCACGTATTAGACATAGAAAAGGCAGAACTCATGGGTCTAGAGGACAGAGGACAATGGATGTCTTTTGCATTTCATCTAGATGTAGTGGTGGCTTGTAAGCTTACATCGCTAGAGGAGGATTCTTTAGTTTATAATTGTACCACGATTTTTACAGAGCACGGGGATACATATATTATAGACACTCCATATAAGACATTTCAAAAAATGTTTGTTGATTACCATTCTCCAGTTAAGATGCTTCCTCCTACAGACGAGGAGTCGTCTACTAGTGAAGATTTAGATTTTTAACCATATAAATAAAACCAACATGTCAGAAGAAAAGTTAGTACAAGAGGAGCCAAAGGTTCCTACAAAAGATGAGCTAATTGCTTTTATTAAGGAGCAAGTTGAAGTGAAGGCTGCACAGCTAGAACTCCAAGATCTTAACACAAGATTAGCTGTTGCTAGAGCAGAAGAGTTAAAAGCTCTATCATTTATTGCTCAAATTACCAATCCTTCTCCGCAAGCTAAGTCTTCAGAAGAAGATCACATGCATCATATTATTACACAGGAAGATCTTGATAACAATCCTGAGCTTGCTGCAGAAGGTGTAAAAGTAGGAGATGAGATTCTTATTCCTAACAATATCCCTCAAGCACCATCTGAAAAAAGGTCATTAAAGAAAGACAAATAGTTATTCTATGAATGTAGTCTATAAGCTAAAGGATTATTCAGTGACGTTTCCTTTTGAACGTGAACATCCAAAAGAGCTTAGATGGGATAACAGATACAAATTGTATATGCTGACAGAACATGAGACATGTCAAGGCATGTGGTTCTATGAGAAGTCAGTATTATTTGGAGAGATTATTACATCATGGCAAAGTGCCAATGTACTACATATAGATAGCTTTACGGTGTTACCAAGCCATAGAGGGAAGGGATTAGGATATGAAATGATCTCTTCCCTTATGGATTGGGCTAAAGAAATGGATCACGAATATATTACAGGAGAAGCTCGTCAAGGAGCTAGCTGGCATATATTTCAAAATCTAGGAGCAGAGCCGGTTCTTTTACATAAGGATTGGAACAAGACAAAAGAAAATTACATGAGTTTTAAAATCACATTATAATGGCACTAGTTAATCAGGTGGATAAAAGAGTGAGAATGACCACTTGGCAAATTGTCAAATATCAAATACTCACACATTGCTACCTCTTTGATATACAGGTGAGTGAAGCAGATCTAAACTGCCTGACACTACTTGCTATAGAAGGAGAGCAAGAACTTACACATTTTTGTAATAAAGCATACGACAAGAAGATATTCTCTAGTACACAGTCTGTACGTAACTGTTTGACAAAAGCAGAGAAGAAAGGACTTATTAAGAAAGAAGGAAAGAATAAAAAAAAGATCTTTATTAATCCTGATCTTAAACTACACTCACATGGGAATATACTATTAGATTATAAATTTTTAAGCGTTGAAGCCTAAGAAGTCTAAAGAAATAATTCCTGTTGTAGCCAAAGAGCTTGGTGTATCAGAGCAAATGGTATCTGATGTAACATCATTCTATTGGCAAGAAATAAGAAAGAGTTTGTCTAGTCTCAAGCATAGTAGAATACATATCACTAATCTTGGAGACTTTACAATTAAGCATTGGAAACTAGATGATAAAATAGATAAGCTAGAAAAGTTTAAAGAAAACTTTAGACAAAAAGGCTTACAAGAAATTGTCACTAGATTTAGAACAGATGAAACACTCTTTGACCTAAAAGCTATTAAGGTGCTTATGGATGAAGAGAAGCAAAGAAAAGATTTTATAAAACTTCATAAAACCAAAAGCAATGAGTCTAAGAGAGAACATAATAAAGATATGGAAGAACAAGGGCCAGATTCTGGAGGGAGTAGCTAATTCCATCTTTAAGAAAGAGGATGTAGAGGAGATTGCCCAAGAAAGAATGAACATCTGTCAAGGATGTACACTATATGACTTTGTTGGTACTGGTTGCTTAGCACCAGGAACACAGCCTTGCTGTAATCAAGATAAAGGAGGTTGTGGATGTTCACTGGGATTTAAAACCAGAAGTCTTTCTTCAGATTGTCCTATGGGTAAATGGAAAGCAGTGGTGACACAGGAAGAAGAAGACATGATTAACGAGAAGTTAGGAATATAAACAATAAACATATGAGCATTTTGAGATTCACCCCACAAGACCACAGTTACACAAGTATTAGTCAAGAAGATAATACAAAATGGATATCAGTTACATCCTTTATTAGTAACTTTAAACAACCATTTGATGCAGATAGAATTGCTGAGAAATCATCTAAGTCTAAGAAATCAAAATGGTACGGCATGACGCCAGAAGAAATTAAACAAGCGTGGTCTAATGAAGCATTACGTGCAACAACATTAGGTACATGGTATCACAATTGCAGAGAGTCAGATATATGTTCACTAGAAACAATAGAAAGGCATGGTAACACTGTGCCTATTTTTAAACCGATTGAGATTGACGGTACTAAATTTTCTCCAAACCAGAAGCTCACAGATGGTGTATATCCTGAGCACATGGTTTACTTAAAATCTGCAGGACTTTGTGGTCAATCTGACTTAGTAGAAGTGATTAATGGTGTAGTACATATTACAGATTACAAAACTAACAAAGAAATTAAGATAGAAGGCTACACTAACTGGGAGGGAATTACAACAAAGATGAACTCACCTGTAGCTCATTTAGATGATTGTAATGTAAATCACTATGCTTTACAACTTAGTTTGTATATGTACATTATTCTTAAGCACAATCCAAGACTTAAGCCAGGTGATCTTACAATTCATCATATTCAGTTTGAAGAAGTGGGTAAAGATAAGTTTGGTAATCCAATCACCGCTCTTGATACAAATGGTGATCCTATAGTTAAGGATATTGTTCAATATGATCTTCCGTATTTAAAATCAGAAGTGATTAGTTTGTTACATTGGTTAGAAGATAATAAAGATAATTTAAAGGCAAAGCACTAATGGTATTAAATCACAATATAGATGTTATGAAGTGTTTAGTGAGAGTGTCTCACTTTACACACAATCCGGAAGATTATGATAAGTATCACAATGCTTACATATTTGGTATTCAATCAATAGCTGGAAAGATTCTTACGTTTCACATTATGACAGATTATGGAATGATGAGAAGTAGAGTGCCACTTAGTGAGATATTTTTAAAAGAACCAACTAATGATATTCCATTTCATTTTAAACAACTATGGGATTGTTTTAGTGAGAACGTATCAGTAGTTAGTTATGACTATCTATGTGAAAGAAGATGTCAAGTGGTTCTAAAGGACGGAACTAAAGTTTGGGCTAGTTATATCTTCACTGTAGATTGGTATAGTAATGCTTACTCTGATGAACCTAGTGATTACAAATGTGGTCATATTTTAGTATCAGATGATGGTTATCTTTTATGTCAACCAAACAATAGAATATTCTGGAAAGATTCTAATTGGATCACAAAAGCTTTTCCATTTGATCTAAAACAAATAAAGGTGGATGAAGTGCTTCCTTCTGTAGAAACTATTTCTGATAGATGGGTAAGTGAAGATAGTGATTCCTATTATTACGATATAAATAAAGAAGACTAATGTTATTAGTAGAAACATACTTATCAGAATCCCCAGGAAAAGGCTTAGGTTTATTTGCTAAACAGTTTATTCCAAAAGATACAGTGATATGGCAGTTTGTTGAAGGCTTTGACATAAGAGTACATCAAGAAAAATATGAAACACTAACTGATGTACAAAAGAACTTTGTAGATACATATTTCTGGAAAGAGGGTGATTACTTATATTCTTCTTGTGACTATTCAAACTTTCAGAATCATAGTGATAATCCAAACTCTATTGGTTTAGATGAAGATAAAATGGTAGCTTCAAGAGATATTTATCCAAATGAAGAAATACTAGTGTGCTATGAAAGCTTTGATGATGATTTTGAACTATACAAAAACAAATTAAAATGATAAGACTATTTGATATATCTAATGGTAAAGTGATTCCTAGTGAACACTGTTACACATTAAAGTTTTTAAAAGACATTATGGATGAGTATGGTGATGAATCTGTAAAGGTTTATACATATTTATTCTACATGACATGCCCTAATCCAGATATGAACCCTTTCTTTGATGTACCAGAAACAGACAAGGAAGAAATTATTATTGCTGAGGTTGATGGAGATTTTTCTACAGAAGATGATCTTATAGTGAATGGACTACGTATGTGTAAGAAGATGTACGAAACTCCCACATATAGAGCATACCAGGGTATTAAGATTGCACTAGATAATATGGCCGGCTTCATGGCTACAGAAAAGGTGACATCTGGTAGAGATGGATCTGCTACAGCTATTCTTAGAATTGCAGAAAGATTTGACTCTGTTAGACAAAGCTTTAAAGGTGTATATAGAGATTTAATGGAAGAACAACAATCACAAGTTAGAGGAGGACAGAACCTAGCTTATGATCAATAGGGTGAGTTGGTAGAGAGGTTATACGACAGTCTGCAAAACTGTTGACACAAGTTCGAATCTTGTACTCACCTCCATATTGTAGAGTGACGAAATATGGCTGTCTCAGTTATGGCCACGGCAAACGTACCCACCTGTCTCGTGGGCGGTGATATAGAAATAGATTGATAATATGGGGTAGACCACCAGCTTGCAAGCATAGTGTTATCAATTGAATCTCACCTTGGTGGTTCGAGTCCACCCTCTACAGCAATATTAGGTTGACTGGAATAGCGTACTTTTAACTGTAGAAAGGGCTGTACGTGATCGGTTAGAAATGCCAGTTGTAAAAGCAGATGTCCACGCACCCATCTTCTGCTTTCCTAAAACTTTTAAATAATAAAACTATGAAACAGGAAGTTTACACAGACTATGAAAACATCAAAGAGTTTGCAGCTGTATCAGATGTAAAAGATGAATTCATGCATGATTGGACATTTCATTTTAATCCTTATACAGGATTATGGAATGCTATTCCAAGAAATTTATACAATGCTTATTGGAGTAATTATGAAATAAAAGGTATACTGCGTAGTAAAGACATTAACACACTCTTGTATTTATTACATAGAGGAAAAGGTGATATTGATGCCGTTTATAAACTAACTGACAGTGAGAACAAGTAATGTATAAAGAAATACCTACATACGAAAATGGTACATGGGATGTAACCACCTTCTATACAAGAGAAGAGTTTAGAGACTTCTTATTGTCTATTTTTAAAGAACCGGGTAAATACAACTTTAATGAGACTAGTAAAATCTTTAATGAAGAAGGACGTAAGTTTCAGAAACAAGGATTTTATTGTGCAGCTCCAATAAAGACCAAAGATTTTATTGCATACTGGGATGATCAAAAAAGAAAATGTCGTAACGGTGTTATTATAAAAGACGGTGATGAGAAGTGGTTTATAAGTAGAGACTACTATATGTGGTTAAACTTCTTACCTATTTATGATAAAGAAGAAAAGAGGTTTGACTTTGCTAAGGTGAGAGATGCACAATATCACATGGCTCTATATGAGCATTTAGCTGAGTTGCATTGGAAGCACGCTATTATTCTAAAGAAGCGTCAGATAGCATCCTCATATTTTCATATGGCTAAACTAATCAACCAGTATTGGTTTGAAGAAGGAGCTGTATTAAAGATTGGTGCTTCTCTAAAGGACTACATTAACGAGAAAGGATCATGGAAGTTTCTTAATGAATACAAGAACTTTTTAAATGAGCACACTGCTTGGTATAGACCAGCAGAGCCAGATAAGGTGGGGGCATGGCAGCAACAGATTAAAGTGAGAATTGGTGGTCGTGATACTTATAAAGGTTTGAAATCTACGATTAACCTGTATTCTTTTGAAAAAGATCCCACACATGGTGTCGGTGGTCCTGTAACTTACTTTTTTCATGAGGAAGCTGGTATTGCCCCCAAGATGGATGATACATATGGTTTCATGAAACCAGCATTGAAATCTGGTCATATGATTACTGGTCAATTTATTGCAGCAGGATCTGTCGGTGACTTGGATCAGTGTGAGCCAATGAAGGAGTATATAATGCATCCAGAAGAGAATGGCTTTTATGGGGTAGAATCTAACCTTGTAGACAAGGATGGAACAATTGGTATCACAGGTCTATTTATTCCAGAACAGTGGTCTATGCCCCCTTATATTGACCAATACGGTAACTCTAAGGTGGAGGAAGCTTTAGAAGCTTTAGAAAAGGAATTTGATAAGATGAAAAAGGATTTAGATCCGGCAGCTTATCAGTTGACAGTTTCACAGCAACCAAGATGTATTGAAGAAGCTTTTGCTACACGTAAGGTGAGTGTATTCCCTCCGCACTTGGTAGCTAAACAAATGCAACGTATTCAGGATAAAGAATATTCAGTAGAATATCTTGAGCTTTCTAGAAATGCTGAAGGGAAAATTATAGATAAGCCATCTAGAAAAACACCTATCATGGATTTTCCTATATCTAAAAAGACAGAAGATAAGGAAGGTGTGTTATGCATTTACGAAAGACCACACAAAGATCCTACATTTGGGATGTATTATGCTTCTGTGGACCCCGTTGGAGAAGGAAAGACTACAACATCGGAATCACTATGTTCTATATACGTATATAAGAATCCAGTAGAAGTAATTAAGGATGAGGGTAATGGAAAAGTAAAAAATGAAATAGAACGTGACATGATTGTAGCATCATGGTGTGGACGTTTTGATGATCTGAATAAAACACATGAGCGTCTTGAGCTTTTGATAGAATGGTATAATGCCTGGACTATTGTGGAGAATAACGTAGCTTTGTTTATTCAGTATATGATATCCAAGAAGAAGCAACGTTACTTAGTACCAAAAGACATGATTTTGTTTTTAAAAGACATTGGTGCTAACAGAAACGTATTCCAAGAATACGGATGGAAAAACGTAGGTACATTATTCAAAGGAAATGTACTATCTTACGGTATTGAATTCTTAAAAGAAGAACTAGATCACGAGACAAAAGAAAATGGTGATATTGTCAAAACTGTTTATGGTGTAGAACGTATCCCAGATATTATGTTACTTAAAGAGATGCAAGCTTATAGAGATGGACTAAACGTTGACCGATTGGTAGCCTTTTGTGCCCTTATAGCGTTTGCAAAGGTACAACAGAGTAACAGAGGATTGTCTAAACGTGTAGAAGTTACAAAAGAAAACTTGGATAACTCCCAGAAATTTAGTAAATTAAATTGGAGCCCCTTTAGACATATTGGTGGTTCTAAAGGTGGTGGAGGTATGTCAAGAGCCCCTCGTAATCCCTTTAAAAACATGAAATAATATGGAAAACAAAGAGCTCCACACAGAAAAAGTAAAGATCTTATCTAGATTGGTTAAAGAAAGCTCTCTAACATTTGAAGAAGCCCTGCTTCTTTTAAAGGAAGAAGAGAAAGAAGAACAGCCTGCATCTATTGGAACTAGTGGATACGGCACCTTAACAGTTGGAAGTTATCCTCCACTTGGAACTTGGAGTACTGGCACTAGTACTAGTACCACCTACGTTGTACCTCCATCTTTTGTTTCTATGTCAGGCAGCACAATTACTAATACAGCTGACGAATCAGCAGACCTAAATAATTAAATATCATGCAGATATACAATGCTCTAGATCTTAAATCTGGGAAAAAGGCGGATTATAACAAAATGGGTACACTTACCCAGCCTATCCAGTTTATAGCTGAAAAAGATAAGGATGAGGAATGGAGAGCATGGAACCTAGATTGGTTAGAGTTCCAAGGTATGAAACAGCTTAGACGCAATGCTCGTAGACTTATGAAGAACTACAAGCTTGCTAAAGGTATTATTGACAAGGCTGACTATATTGTAGAAGAGGACAATGAGATGGCAGATCTTATTGACACACTTACTAAAGAAGATGAGTCTGCATTAGAACTTAAATTCTATCCTATTATCCCTAACGTAATCAACGTGTTATGTAATGAGTTTTCTAAAAGAAGCTCACGTATCATGTTTAAAGCAGTGGATGACATTTCATTTAATGAGATGATGGAAGAAAAGCGTGCTATGGTAGAGAAGGTGCTACTAGAGGATGCTGAAAGGAAGATGATGATTGAGATGATGAATATGGGTATAGAGCTTGAATCTGAAGAAATGCAGAAAGCTTTAGCTCCAGAAAATCTACAACAACTTCCAGAGATTGAAGGATTTTTCCGTAAGGATTATAGATCTATGATTGAAGAATGGGCTACCCATCAGATGTCAGTAGATGAAGAACGCTTTAAAATGCAAGAGCTTGAAGAGCGTGCATTTAGAGACATGCTTATTACAGATAGAGAGTTCTGGCATTTTAAGATGAATGAGGACGACTATGATGTAGAGCTTTGGAACCCATTACTTACATTCTATCACAAGTCTCCAGATGTACGTTACATCTCTCAAGGAAACTGGGTAGGAAAGATGGATATGATGTCTGTATCAGACGTTATTGACAAGTTTGGATGGATGATGACTCAAGATCAATTAGAGTCTTTAGAAGCCATTTATCCAGTAAGATCTGCAGGTTATGCCGTACAAGGATACCAAAATGATGGTACATACTATGATCCTACTAAATCTCATGATTGGAATACACAAATGCCATCATTGGGGTACAGACAATATGCTTCTTTATATGATACTCAGTTTGGCACAGGAGATATTGTAGAATGGATTCTTGCAGATTCAGAAGACACTGTAGATTTTGGTAAGTCACATTTATTACGTGTATCTACAATCTATTGGAAGTCTCAACGTAAGATTGGTCACTTGACTAAGATTACAGAAGAAGGAGAAATCATTCAAGATATTATTGGTGAAAACTACAAAGTGAGTGATAAACCTTTGTACAACACTTCTATTTATAAGCAAAAGTCCAAGGATAACTTAATCTTTGGTGAACATATTGACTGGATCTGGATTAACGAAACTTGGGGAGGTATTAAGATTGGACCAAATAGACCTGCTTTCTGGGGTATGAATAATCCTGGAGGTATCAATCCTATTTATCTTGGTCTTAATGGTGGCAAACCAGGTCGTGTTCCATTCCAGTTTAAAGGAGACGCTACATTATATGGTTGCAAGCTACCAGTGGAAGGTTCTGTATTTGGGGACAGAAACACCCGCAGTATTTCATTGGTAGATTTAATGAAACCATACCAGATAGGTTACAATATCGTGAATAACCAAATAGCTGACATCCTTGTAGATGAGCTAGGCACGGTTATCATGCTGGACCAGAACTCTTTACCACGTCACTCTATGGGAGAAGACTGGGGTAAAAATAATCTGGCCAAAGCCTATGTGGCTATGAAGAACTTTCAGATGTTGCCGCTTGATACAAGCATTACTAACACTGAGAATGCTCTTAACTTCCAACACTACCAAGTGTTAAACTTAGAACAAACTAATCGTTTGCTTTCTCGTGTAAATTTAGCCAGCTATTTTAAGAACCAAGCTTTTGAAGTGATTGGTCTGAACCCTCAACGTATGGGTCAACAGATTGCTCAGCAACAAACAGCTACTGGTATTGAGCAAGCAGTTAATGCTTCTTATGCACAAACAGAACAATATTTTATTCAACACTCAGATAACTTGATGCCAAGAGTTCACCAAATGAGAACTGATTTGGCTCAGTATTACCATTCTAAGAAGCCTAGTGTACGTCTTCAGTATATCACTGGTAAAGATGAGAAGGTTAACTTTGAAACAAACGGTACTGAATTACTCATGAGAGACTTAAATATTTTCTGTACAACAAAGACTAACTCTCGTGCAGTTATGGAGCAGCTTAAACAACTTGCTCTTAGTAACAATACTACTGGAGCTTCTATCTATGACTTAGGAAATGTTATTAAGTCTGAGTCAATTGCTGAACTTACTGGTGTACTTAAAGATGCAGAAAAGAAGAGCCAATCAGCTAAAGAGTCTGAAATGCAGCAGCAACAAGAGTTACAGAAGCAAATGATGGAGTCTCAAGAACGTCAGAAACAAATGGATCTTGAGTTTAGAGCTGAACAAGCTGATCTTGATAGACAAACACAGCTTACTGTGGCAGAGATTAGAGCTGCTGGATATGGAGCTGGTGTAGATATTAATCAAAATAAGATGTCTGATTACCAAGATGCTTTAGAAGGCATACGTAATGAGCAACGTTACCAAGATCAGATGAATCTTAAGCGTGAGTCTGAAATGAGTAAGAAAGAGTTGGGTGGTCAAAAGCTTAATATTGAAAGAGAAAAGCTACAGACTCAGAAAGAAATTGCAGATAAACAATTACAGATTGCTAGAGAAAATAAAAATAAATATGACGTAGGTAAATCTTCTACCAAGAAGCCTAAATAATTATAGCTCTATTATCCGTATCTTAGATAAAAATATTATACGAAAAGTAAATTTTTAAGATTTATATTGTATATTAATTATGTAGAGATACACATAAAACCAAACAAAAAATGACTGATAATCAAACCAATGTACAAACTTCTGTACAACAAGTGGATCTTGATATTGACAGTTGGTTAGGAGCCCCAGGTGCAGATAGCATTGTAACTCCAACAACAGAAGATAAGAAAGATCAAAAGCCTAACATCTTTAGTCAAGGAAAATTTGATTCAAGTTTTCTAGATGACGTAGATAGTGACGATGATACAGAAGATAAGAAAGACGGTGATGACGTTCCACGTGGAACAAAAACCGTAAGTAAAGAAGAAACTGACTCTCTTCTTGACAATTTAGATGATGACACAGATGATGAGTCTACATCTAAGGGAAAAGGAGGAAGACCTAAGACAGAAAAGTCTGGATTAGTAGAGTTTCTTAAAAAACGTATAGAGTCAAAGGAAATGTTTGCCTTTGATGATTATGATGAGAGTAAGCAGAGTCTTGAAGATTACTTAGGTGGTCTTGGAGAAAAAGATGTTGAGGAGTTATGGCAAGCCAACATTGATAACTTAAAACAAGAGGTTGCTGCTAAAACTCCTCAAGAGTTCTTTGAGTCGTTACCAGAAGAGTTGCAATATGCAGCTAAGTATGTAGCAGATGGAGGACAAGATCTTAAAGGTCTTTTCCAAGCTCTAGCTCAAGTTGAACAAGTTCGTCAGCTTGATCCTACTAATGAATATGACCAGGAAGGTATTGTTAAGTCTTACTTACAAGCTACTGGTTTTGGTACAGAAGAGGAGATTGAAGAAGAACTTACTACTTGGAAAGATCTAGGTGTACTAGAGAAAAAAGCCAAGCAGTTTA